AAGAAGTCAGGTTTCTTAGGATTGGGTAATGACAAGACACAAATTGTGGAAGAGGTTACATCTAGTAGTATTGATAAAGGTTTACGAGTGAATGTAGGGGAAGGAGCAAATCCATTATCTGCCGAGGAGATAGCATGTATCAAGGCAGAGGGTAGTGGTGAGAACACAGGTAGACTTGTGGGATCAAGTGTAGGTGCATCAGTAGCACCAACTGTATCTCAGATTCCAATCATAGGTTGGGTTGCAGCAGGATGGGTCACTATGTTTGGTGGCAACAAAGGTGCTGAAGTAGGTGGCACAATGTCTAAGTCAATGAACGGGTGTTGAGTCCATAACATTCTGGTTTTACAACGATATCGGATTATAATATAGTTTGTAGTACATAATACTCACAAATGCATCACTATTCTGTGGAATACCATGACTCTGGTAATGCCCACTTAGAGATAGGGACTTATGCAAATGATGCTTTTGAAGCAGCATCAATAGCAAGGGAGGATGTACCCTTTCTTAGAGAGCATCCTAACCATGTAGATAAAATTATTATCATGAAACAGTAATGCCAGTATACCAAGATTACGAAGTTCGTATCAACTTGAACGAACTCATTGAGAAGAGGATACCTTGTTGTGATCTTCTTCATCCAGACCACTGTCTCACAGAGAAACAAGTGGCAGAGATAGCACATGACATACGAATGGATCTGAACCTCCATGATATATTCAGACAGGTGGATCAGCACATCATGAGATATGTTAATGCAGCAGGCATTGATAACAAAGATCACTGGGTAGAACCACATCTACCTGACTTAGACAGAGGTCTTCCAGAAGAGGAAGGCATATCATTTGAATAATGGCAACAATTACACTCAATTCACCAGAAGGTACGACAGAAACATTTGAATGCAGCGAAGATTCTTACATCTTAGATGCACTCGAAGAAGCAGGTATTGATCACCCTTCATCTTGTAGAGCAGGTGCATGTTCATCATGTGCTATGAAGATAGTAGAGGGGACAGTCAATCAAGAAGAACAGTCATTTTTAGATGACGAACAAATGGATGATGGTTTCGTTCTCACATGTGTAGCATTACCAACATCTGATGTAACATTACTAACGGAGCAGGAAGAGAATTTGGTATAATAAGTATAAATACTTATATGAAACAATTCAATACTTTCGTCCTTGATACAACGATTAGTATCTTGGACTACCTATACAAAGGTAGAGACTATCAAAGATTTTGGGTGCTTGAGGTGATTGCTCGTGCACCCTATTTTTCTTTTATATCGGTGTTACATCTCCGTGAGTCACTTGGATTACGGGATAAGGAACATATATATTTGATGAAGGAACATTTCTATCAGGCACTCAATGAAACAGAACATTTGGAAGAGATGGAGACTCGTGGAGGTAATGAGTTTTGGATCGACAGATTCTTCGCTAAACACTTGGTTCTTCTTTATTATTGGATTATGGTTGCTTACTACCTCATTGATCCAATAGATGCTTACGATATCAATATGAAGATCGAGAAGCATGCTTACGAAACATATACTAAATACCTTGCATATCATCCTGATGATAAGAGAATCGCCGAGATTGCACAGGATGAATTAGATCATGCTAAAGAATTGCAAGAGGCGATGACCCTTATCAATGGAAGTACCTGAGATTGAAGTACGAGGAATAGAGATACCATATGTGCCACACACATGGGTCAACTCTCCTCGTGTATCAATCCCAACAGTACCATCAATAACAGAAACCATTTACATCGGTGTGCCTATCATCAACATACCGGGGTGTGTTGAAGCACATCAAGATGGTAAAAAGAATAGAGTTCTAAAGGATGATGATCCGAAGGGGGCACAAACTTTTTGTGATGGTAGTATGCCATCATTCAATCCTATTGAATATACACCAGAGGATCTGGTAATAGTACAGGAGGCACCACCTCCACCAGTAGCGAACACGGAGCAACCAACCCTTGAAACTCCTCCAATACCTGAGATACCAACGACAACTGAATCTAAAGAGGTTACCAACACCGAAGAACCACCTCCAACTTGGGTTGAAAAGTATCTACCTTCTCCCGCCGAGGTAAGCACAACTGCATCCATAGCAGTGATAGCAACCGGTGCTGCTGCAGCGACACCTTTATTATTAAGAGTCGTTAAACCTGCGGTCAAACAAATAATAAAAAGAATTCAGAAGGCACTTGGTAAAGAACCTCCTAAACTATCGATGTCTGAGATACGAACTAATATTTACAGAGAAAAGAAAGGTCTTACTCCTTTGAAGCGTCCGAAGAAGAAGTCCCAATAGATACTTCCTTTAGATCATCTGCATTACCAGTCGCCGTTTCTGGTATGGAATGTGTATGGTCTTTTATAGTATTCACACCATTTACTACTACATCAGCACATATACTAGCATAAGGTGAATTAGGATGGAATGTCACACCAGACTTCATCAACTCTCCACAGTTCTTGAGTCTAGCAAGTTCAAAATCTAATCGTTTGTTAGCAACCAATTGACTCTGCATATTATTCTGTAGTTGTGCTGCTTCCATACATTTTCTCTGTGCATCTCTATTCAATGAGAAACTCATGGTTGCAGAGAATCCAAGATTTATATTTTGATTCGATTTCTGTCCAGTTCTTGTTGGTTTATAGAATAAAATTTGACCGGGATGATCGGGTACACCATCATCATTGGCATCTAGATTGTTGTACACAGGATCCATCCAATAATCCTCGTAAGGATCCATCCATGATCCTGTTCTGGTGACGTATGGTGTAATATTCATGGTAGGAACTTGACATGATACACCATTACCATAGGTGTTAGTCATATAAGGACCTTGTAAAACCTGTATTGCCTGATTGGTCACCGACCCAGATGAGTTGGCGACTGGGTTTGCAGTAGCAGAAACCCCTCCTATATCAGATGCATAGGATGGGGTTACAGTATAAGGTATTGTTATAGCACTAAGTGTTGCAATTATTGACTGAATATACTTGTTGTATCGGTTACGCTTTGGATTGTGGTGGTTCTTTGTATTACAGTATGAGTCGAAAGACCGGGGGCTTTGTACGTCTCCGTGAATTGAAACGCTGCTCCGGGAGTTGTTAGTGTCCAATTGGGTTTTTGTGAAGTGTTCAAGTTTGTCCATGTTGAAGTCACACCATTGTTTGTTACTTGTTCGGTACCAGTGTCGGGTGTTATACCAGTACCATCGTGCTGTACGTTAACACCCGATACCGAGTATTGGTACCCAGTGTTATAATCCATAGAATTAATGGTCTCACTCACGGTCGAAGTCGTTTCCGTGTGTGAGGTCATCGATCCCTGTGTAAAATTAGGTACTACAGGGACTGCATTCAGGGCAGTCGGTGCAGTCGCAAGGGCAATTGCACCCACAACTATCGCACGAAGAGGTCTCATATGTTAACATAACTCCTTAGTCGATAGTTAATTCTGTTACGAACTGTCCTACGGTTGTAGTACCACTTCCACCACCAACTGCTGTTACAGCATGTGCTGATGTTACAGTACCTGTACCAGTTCCACTACCCACTGCTGTTGATGTTTGGTTTGAGTATGCACTTACTGCACCTAAACTTGGTGCT